GCCTCCGAGTTGTGAGTACATAATCATGTCACTGGACGCAGCGGCAGAGAAACACAACCGTGCCGACTTTACGGCGTTGACTACGTGGGGTGTGTTCCTCAACGAAGAGTACGACAACTACCACATCATTCTGCTGAACAGTATAAAGAAGCGGCTGGAGTTCCCAGAGCTAAAAGAGTTGGCGCTGGAGGAGTATAGTGAGTGGGAACCCGATGCGTTCATCGTGGAGAAGAAGTCATCGGGTACGGCGCTGTATCAAGAGATGAGGCGTATGGGACTGCCGGTATCAGAGTACACGCCTCACAGGGGATCAGGTGATAAGTTAGCACGTCTTAACTCAGTATCTGATATTGTTGCGTCTGGTCTGGTGTGGGTGCCTCCCACACGGTGGGCGGAAGAGGTAGTTGAGGAGATTGCTGGATTTCCGTTTATGAGCCATGATGACTTAGTTGACTCCACGGTCATGGCTCTCATGCGTTTCAGGCAGGGTGGTTTTATACGCCTACCGACAGATGAGCCTGAAGAACAAAGATACTTTAAGTCGCGGCGGGGCGGCTTCTATTAAAGGTTAGATTATGGCTATTGAGAAAGGTTTATACGCAGCACCTGAAGGTATTGATGACGAGCTAGAGATGGAAGGTGAGTCTGCTCTGGAGATTGAGATTGTAGATCCAGAGATGATTACCATGAGTGACGGTAGTGTGGAGATCACACTAATACCTGACGCTAACATCACTGACACTATGTCGTTCGACGCTAACTTGGCAGAGGCGCTAGATGACGGACAACTTAACGAGTTAGCCGATGACTTAGTGGGGCTAGTAGATGCCGACATCGACAGCCGCAAAGATTGGGCTGATACGTTTGTTAAGGGTCTGGATGTACTGGGCTTCAAGTACGAAGAGCGCACTGACCCGTGGGAAGGCGCGTGTGGCGTGTACTCTACAGTCCTCGCTGAAGCTGCTATCCGCTTCCAAGCCGAAACAATGTCCGAGACGTTCCCAGCCGCTGGCCCTGTACGGGTCAAGATCATTGGCGAAGAGAATAAGGACAAGGAAGAGGCGGCAAACCGCGTAAAAGCGGACATGAACTACGAACTCACCGAGCGCATGGTGGAGTACCGACCCGAGCACGAGCGGCTCCTGTACAGCCTTGGGCTGGCTGGCAGTGCGTTCAAGAAGGTCTATTTTGACCCAAATCTGGGCCGACAGGTCGCTATCTATATCCCCGCTGAAGATGTGGTTGTGCCTTATGGTGCCTCTCATATTGAGACAGCAGAACGTGTTACGCACATCATGCGTAAGACTAAGAACGAGTTGAAGAAGCTACAGGCTGGTGGGTTCTACAGAGACGTAGATCTGGGCAGTCCACAGCCATACCACACCGACATTGAGAAGCGTAAGGCTGAAGAAGGTGGGTACTCCCTAACAGACGATGATCGCTACTCTCTATATGAGATACACGCAGATCTCGTTATTGATGGTGTTGACGAAGACGATGATGAGATCGCCAAGCCATATGTAGTGACACTAGAGCGTGGTACAAACGAGATCCTAGCGATACGTCGAAACTGGAACCCCGATGACTCGTTGATGCTCAAGCGTCAGCATTTTGTGCACTATGTATATGTGCCCGGATTTGGGTTCTATGGGCTTGGCCTTATCCACATCATAGGGGGATACGCTAAGGCGGGAACGTCGCTGATACGGCAACTGGTGGACGCTGGCACGCTGGCTAACTTGCCGGGGGGCTTAAAAGCTCGTGGGTTGCGTATTAAGGGTGATGACACGCCGATTGAGCCGGGAGAGTTCAAGGACGTAGACGTGCCGTCAGGCAGCATCCGCGACAACATCATGCCGCTCCCATATAAGGAGCCAAGCCAGACTCTGTTAGCTTTGTTGAACCAGATCACGAACGAAGGCCGTCGTCTGGGCGCTATCAGTGACATGAACATCTCAGACATGTCGGCTAACGCCCCTGTGGGTACTACGCTGGCATTGCTAGAACGTACGCTGAAGCCTATGGCTGCGGTACAGGCCCGTGTCCACTACGCTATGAAGCAGGAGTTTAAGCTGCTCAAGGCTATAATGTCGGAGCACGCGCCAGAAGAATATGCGTATGAGCCGTTTAGGGGTGAGATAACCGCTCGTGTAGCAGACTATATGGCAGTTGATGTCATTCCAGTTAGCGACCCGAACAGTTCCACGATGGCCCAGCGCGTTGTGCAGTACCAAGCGGTATTGCAGATGTCGCAGTCAGCACCGCAGATATACAACCTGCCACAGCTACACAGGCAGATGATCGAAGTATTAGGCGTTAAGAACGCCGACAAACTCGTCCCAACAGAGGACGATGTGAAACCGACTGATCCAGTCAGCGAGAACATGGACGCCTTGGTTGGTAAGCCTATGAAGGCATTTATCTACCAAGACCACGAAGCGCACATCGCAGCGCACCAAGCGTTCATGCAAGACCCACAGATCATGCAGATGATCGGGCAAAACCCTCAAGCGAAGCCGATTATGGCTGCGCTACAGGCGCACATCGCAGAACACCTTGGCTTCAACTATCGCAAGCAGATGGAAGAGAAGCTAGGCGCACCGCTACCACCTCCGGGTGAGGAGCTACCTGAACAGGTCGAGGTCAATCTGGCTCGTCTGATCGCTGATGCAGGTAAACAACTTACACAGCAGCACCAGCAGCAAGCGGCTCAACAAGCTGCCCAGCAGAAGGCTCAAGACCCCGTTATACAAATGCAGCAAGCAGAGCTACAGATCAAGCAGCAAGAAGTGCAGCGTAAAGCGGCTAAAGACCAGCTAGACGCGCAGATGAAGCAGGCTGAATTGGAGCTAAAAGCCCGTGACCAGATGCAAGATGCTCAGATAGATCAGGCTGAAATAGCCCTGAAACGTCAAGAGTTGCAGATTGACGCGCAGAAAGCGGGTGCAAAACTTGCCGCAGATCGTAGGAAAGACAATACAAAACTAGATCTTGACCTACTCAAGACAATAAAGGATTCCAACAACAATAGAGGCCAATAATGGCTACAACCGTCTTAGACGTGCTAAAGGAACGAATCGAGTCCGATAAGGACTCTGCACTACAATTTCTCAGTGGTGGGGGAGCTAAAGACTTCTCCATGTACAAGGAAACCACAGGTTTGATTCGAGGTCTCGAAACCTGTCTGGGCTATGTAGACGACCTCTCGCGCAATTTGGAGTATGACGATGAGTGAAGCTGTTGACACAGTTGAAGCTACGGAAGAACTGGAAGCACAACTACCTATGCCTGTGGGCTATCGGGTGTTGATTGCGCTTCCGCAGATCGAAGAGACTTTTGACGGCACTAACCTGCTCAAGACGGACACGATCAAGAATCAGGAACATATCATGTCGATCATCGGCCTTGTGGTGGATATGGGCGAACAAGCCTATAACGACCCCGAAAGGTTCACGACCGGCCCTTGGTGTAAACAAGGTGATTATGTGATGTTTCGTGCTAATTCAGGCACACGATTTAAGGTTAACGGGTTAGAGTATCGTCTGATGAACGATGACTCTATTGAAGCTGTTGTAGCTGACCCTAGTGGCGTATCACGAGCGTAAGGAGTAGACATGCCGTTTCAAAAAGTTGAATACAGTTTCCCTGATGAAGAGAAAGATACTTCTATAGAGGTGGAGGGTTCTGGTGAAGTCGAAATTGACCTATCTGGTAGAAAGAGTGCGGACGAGTATGCGGATACTTCTACTGAATCTGAAGTCGAAGCTAAGTCAGAACCGGATGAGTTGGACATTGAGATTGTGGATGATACGCCAAAGGCTGATCGTGACTACAAGCCATCTCAGCCACCGCCTGACGTTACAGATGAAGAACTTGAAGGCTACTCTAAGAAAGTACGTAACCGGATCAAGCACATCAGTAAAGGCTACCACGACGAGCGCCGAGCCAAAGAAGCAGCCGAACGAGAGCGGAAAGAGCTAGAATCTCTTGCTCAGAGGCTGGTTGAAGAGAATAAGACGTTAAAGGGTAACGTCAGCAAAAACCAAGAGGCGCTTCTTGAGCAAGCCAAGCGGAATGCCGCTATTGAAATGGAAAGCGCCAAACGCTCTTATAAGACAGCATACGACGAAGGTGATGCTGATAGGTTGCTAGAAGCACAGGAGAAGTTAACTACAGCGAAGCTGAAATCAGATAAGCTAGAAAACTTCCAGATACCGTCTTTACAGGACGAAGAAACTGCTGTACAAGACACTGAAACACCGGCTGTGCAAGAGCACGTCCGAGATGAAAAAGCCGAGGAGTGGCGAGCAGCTAACCCTTGGTTTGATGAAGACCTCGAAATGCAAAGTTTTGCATACGGGGTACATCACAAATTAGTTAGTGAGGGTGTATACCCTAACGATGACGGATACTACGAGCGCATTGACGCCCGTATGCGAGAGGTGTTTCCCGATTATTTCGGAGAAGTCCCTTCAGCGACACGAGAGTCACGAAAGCAACGGCCAAATGTGGTTGCACCCGCTACGCGGAGCACAGCACCTAAAAAGGTGACACTATCGCAAACACAGGTCGCACTTGCTAAGAGACTTGGAGTACCGCTGGAAGAATACGCCAGACAGGTTGCATTAGAAATGAGGAACGGATAATGGCTGAGAACAGAATCAAGCGTGACAGCGCGACTCGTGAATCAAAAACTCGTACCAGAGCGTGGCAGCGTCCAGAGGTATTACCTACCCCTACGCCACAAGATGGATACGAATTTCACTGGGTGCGTGTGGCTACGCAGGGTCAGGTGGATGCCACCAACGTCTCCTCGAAATTGCGTGAGGGTTGGGAGCCAGTACGGGCTGAAGATCACCCTGAAATTACTATGGTAACTGTGGAGAATGAACGCTTCGCAGATAACGTGGTGATCGGCGGTCTGATGTTGTGCAAAGCTCCGGCAGAGTTAGTTCAAGAACGTACTGATTACTATAATCAGCAGACGAAATCTCAAATGAACTCTGTAGATAACAACCTGATGCGCGAAAACGATCCGCGTATGCCTATATTCAACGAGCGGAAATCCACCGTATCGTTCGGTAGAGGCGGTTAATCTTAAATTAGGAGTCCATTAACATGGCTACAACTGCTGCACCTTACGGGCTAAAGCCTGTAAAACGCGCTGACGGACTACCGTATGCTGGCGCGACTTCGACGTACCTAATCGACCCTGCTGGGGAAGGTACCAACATCTTTAATGGACAAGTAGTCCATATTGGTGCTGACGGGTACATCGCGTTGTCAACAGCTACTGGTGCCGACGGCACTACTAACGCACTTCCTACTGGAACCACTTTGACGGGTTCTTTGGGCGTGTTTGTTGGTTGTTCATATATCAATGCTCAAGGGCAACAAATCTACGGTCAATACTACCCAAGCGGCACCACTGGTGTTGTTGAGGCGTATGTTGTAGATGATCCGAACGTATTGTTCCAAGCTCAACTGGATGGCGCTGCTGACCAGTCTGACATTGGCGCTAACACGTTCTTTGCTGCTGCTCAGTCTACCTCTACTGGTTCTACCACGACGGGTAACTCTACGAGTGCATTGGATGCAACTACTGTTACGACCACCGCTGCCTTCCGTATCGTGGCTGCTGTATCACCTATTGGTGATGCGTATCCAGACGTGTTGGTTAAATTCAATCCCGGCTATAGCAGCATGACAAATGCTGTTGGTCTATAAGTAAGGAGCTGAATAATGGCTATTTCACGCGCCCAACTCCTCAAGGAGCTATTGCCCGGACTTAACGCACTTTTCGGTATGGAATATGCGAAGTACGGCGAAGAGCACAAAGAGATTTTTGAATCTGAAAGCTCTGACCGTTCCTTTGAGGAAGAAGTTAAGTTGTCTGGTTTTGGTGCAGCCCCCGTCAAAGACGAAGGCTCTGCCATTGATTACGACAACGCACAAGAAGCGTTTACCGCTCGTTACACGCACGAAACCATTGCTATGGGCTTTAGTGTTACCGAGGAAGCGATTGAAGATAACTTGTATGACTCACTGTCATCTCGTTATACGAAAGCTCTTGCTCGCGCTATGGCTTACACCAAGCAGGTTAAAGCTGCCGCTATCCTGAACCAAGCGTTCACGGGTGCAGGTAACCCAACCTACGGTGACGGC